CTTTCACCCACATACTGATCGGACCTTCTTGCTCGCGCCCGAAACGCATGTAGTCGTTATCCTCGATGGGCGTAGGATCCCGGAGCTCAGCCAGGATCTTGTCGTACCCGGCGGGGGTGGCAGCATTAGCAACCTGTGTTGCTGTGATACCGGTTTCCCTAGCCCGAATCCAACCATCGAAGTCAATAGCTTTGTTGGCTAAGAAACGGTCAGCTGTTAGCATTATTGATCTCCTGTATCCACTTATCCCAACGCTCACGGGCAAGCCGTTGAGCCTCAACAACAATCTCTGGTGAGTGTTTAGCGCTCTCCTCAATTAGTGCTTTGCGGGCACGCTCCCAGATCGCACCGGAATCGGATTGACTAGCCAACCATTCTTCCGTGATGAGGCGGGATAGGCGTTGCGCTTCCAGGTTCGTCACACTAGCCTCAGTCATTGTTCTGACCGAACATAATCCAACGAACACCCTTGCTAGTGATCTCCCACACAATAGCTTTACGACCACTAGGGAGAACAGCACGCTTACCGGAATCCCGAATCATTCCCATATCAACTAGCTCAGCCCGCCGGGTACGGATCCCCGACTCACTAGCTAACGGTGCTGTCTTATAGTTGCGGTAAGCCTCTAGCAGTTGAACATCGGTGCGGGATCTTTTGTTGATCGCCCGTAGAATGTAACCCTTCGTCAAGGTAATTCCCTTGACCGACTTAGCTGCATCGTGGCTTGTTTTCGGATCAGTTCTTCTAGCGTTAGGCATCTTCCCACTCCTTTTCCATCTCAATCGAATCGGTGACGCGCCCCTTGGTTGCCAACAGCGAAGCCAACTCGTTAGCCTCACGGATCGTCAAAACAAGTTGCCCGTCCTCGATCATCCATCTCTGCTTGACAACATTCGTCACATAAACAGCGTTACCTTCTTGCCATACCTCAAACACGATCTCTCCTATCAGTTGCTAGTTTGGTGAAGCCGGTAATCGTGAGCACGATCCCGATGAGGGTGAGCCCGTTGATCCCAGCGACAGGGTTCAAATACATTGGCGTGAGCATAAGCGCACCGCCACCGAGGAACATCAACCAGCCCATCATGAGCCGACCAACAATCCAAGAGTGAAACCCAAACCGATAGCAACCACCGCGCCGATTGCGATGAGCAACATGTCGGCGTTACCGATAACCCAATGCTTGGGCGCACGGTAGGTTTCGCGCCGGTGAGCTTTGAGCTGACGGCGGGTGAGAACACGATCTGGTTCTTCGATCTGATTCGCTATTTCTAGGTTCTTGTAGTAACCCATTTGATTCCCTTTCATTAGGTGAGCTTTCGGGCTCGGTAGAACTCTATTGGGTATTGCCAAAAAAATCAAACATATTTTCTAATTTTTTTTCGTTTCGAGTAGATATTTTTTAGGATAGGCACTATCCTAGAATTATGAACGAAAGGGGAATCAAAATGATTCAGGAAATGACCAACCGCTACCTGGGGCTCCGGCTCCTATCCATCGCCGGTTCTATCCAGGACTCAAAGCAAGCCGAGTTCGAGATCTCCGGCATCGAAGCCGAAGCCAAGCGCCTCGGCATCTACCGGGAACTCAAAGTATCCGTATGGAACGCATTACTAGGAAAGTAAGGGGAAACAAAATGACACGCACAGTAGCACCATTCACCTACCTAATCGAAGACGATGGCGGAAGATCCGAAGCGGGGTTCAAGGGTCAAGCAGGTGACTGCGTTACCCGCGCCATAGCCATTGTCACCGAACGACCCTACGCCGAGATCTATAGTGAGCTTGCTCAGTTCATGAAAGATAACGGTCAAGCAAAGTCAGCCCGCAACGGGATCCCCACCCCGATCATGAAAGCCTTTTTCAAGAATCAGGGATTCGAGTGGACGGCAACAATGTCCATCGGTAGCGGGACCACCGTTCACTTACGGGCTGACGAATTACCTCACGGCAAGATAATCGCCAGGGTGACCGGGCACGTCTGCGCTGTGATTGACGGAATTATCCACGACACCCACGATCCGTCACGCGGTGGCACTCGCGCCGTATATGGATATTGGAAACTAGGAAAGTAAGGGGAAATCAAATGAGCAACTCAGTAATGACATATGAAGAACTACTCGACAATGCGCCCGAATACGCAGAAGGTGTAGCCAGCCTATGGGTGTGGTCATCCAACCATGACTACCCAACACCCTCCAGTTTGTTCCTTGATCTAATCGGCTACTCGGAAGAACACTTCGGGCAACCGTTGTCTAACCTGAACACGATCCACGCCAAGCTAGGTTACAAAGAGCTCGGGTTGCTATCGGAAGCGCTCAACGATTACGCCAACCGCCCCCTGGATGTTATGGAATATGTTGAGTTCTTGCTCAACGCGGAGGGCGAATAATGTACGGGTTCGGGAGAATGTGTGAGAACTGTCAAGACCAACGCGCCATGCCCAAACACGATCTCTGCGAACTATGCGCCGAGAACGAAATCGAAGATAGCTATTACGAAGGGGAACTGTAATGAAACAACTATCAGTAAAGACAACTCACGAGTTGTTGGACATCGTAGATTCTAAAAATGTCAAGGAACTATTAGAGGAGTTTCTTGCCATACACGGATTCGATGAGAGCAACATTAGACAGGAAGTCAATCAGCCTAAGACCGTAAGGGGAGAACTGTAATGACCGAAGAACAACTAGCCGAAGCAGTCCGTGATATGGAAACCGCTGAACGGGAATACCTCAAAGCCAAGATCCGGTTACGGCAAGCCTGCGCCGAACTACACCGGAAAGGCTATAGCGGTTACCGCCTAGCCCAGCTCACCGGACTAACCAAAATGACCATCTACAAGTGGGTCAAAAAATAGTCTAGAAATGAAAGACACCCGCCAGGGGAAAGGAGGGGGAACCAAAAACCTGGCGGGTGTCAATCTTTACGAATCGCTCAAAAGAACTGTATCAGATAATCCTTACTGACACGACTCACACATTAGGGCTTCCATCGGATCTACCGGGCAGATAACCCCACCGACATTCTCAATCAAATCCAGGTCAGCCATTACGCCACCTGCTTCCGGTCATACTGAAGCACCGAAGTCAGCAAAGACATAATCAAAGCAAGCGAGGATACGCTCACAACATTCAGCCAGTCAATCTCCATAATGCCGGTAGCACCAACACTCATAGTTGCAAGCGCTGTCTGCGCGAAAGTCTTTACCGCCCTCTCCGTGGCGTAATCAAAATACATACGAATCTTATCCATCAGGGTTCTCCTCATTGTTTGCTTGAGCACGATCTTCCCATGCTGCACCGAATATGTAACTTGTCAGAATCAGGGTAATCAAAGCAACCCCACCGGTAACAAGATCCCCACCCAGGCGATCCTGCCATACTGCGATAATCGCTGACACAATCATCGCAACCCCCAAAGCGAAAGACGCAAATATGTAGCGCCTTCTAATTTTCCAAGACGGCTTGCTCATGGCAAGAGTCGTACAAGAAATGGTACAACAGCAGCAAGCAACCCGAACCCACCGACAGCCCAACCCATACGCATCTCAAGCTTACGGATCCGAGCCTCGTGATCGTCAATCTTGTCCTCGCTATCAGGCAAACTGTTAGCAATCTTCTCTAACAACCTGCCCTGACGCTGAACTTCTAAGTAAATATCCCGCATCGAAACCCTTACGGTGGTGGTGTCTTGTTCTTCAGCCATCATATTTTCCCAGAATTGAGTAGACGTTGAAGCTGGCTGATTGTTAGCTTGCCCCAAACACCGTCTTGCTTTACACCCAGTTTACCTTGAACAGCTTTGCGGGTTGCTGGACCTAGAATCCCGTCAGCAGTCACCCCAACCCAGCGTTGGATAGCCCGATAAGTGAGCTTCCCGGGGATCCCATCAACACGCCCAGAATAACTGTAAGCTTTGAGCGCGGTCTGCCACTGCTTCCAAGTGGTCTTATCCAACCGCCCAGACACCCTGTTAGAAGCCACAGGAGCCCGCCCAGCGAGATAGGGCACAGGATCCGTAGTATCTCCCCAACGCTTTGATTTACGCACCTCAAAGTGCAAATGAGCGCCAGTGCTAGCACCCGTGCTACCCGACTGGTAAATGAAGTCCCCCGCCTGAACACGTTGCCCCTTCTTCAAAGCCGTAGCCTGAGCACCGTGGTAATAGAAAGTCCAGATCTCACCATGATCTATACCAACAACATGCCCCCCGCCGGTGCGCGAGAAACCGATATGACCAACCACACCGTCACCCGCAGCAGTAACCGGGAAAGATCCGGCAACATCCACGCCCTGATGGAACTTGCGCTTACCGCTAATAGGGTGGATACGCCAACCGTAGGGGCTGTTCTTGTTGATTGACTTGTTAGAAGGCCAGGGCTTTTGGAGTTTCATTATTTTATTTTACAGCAATATCGTAGTAGGTTAGATCTATGCCCCAGAAGATTTCATTCGTAACGACAGTGCCGGGTTTGCTTGATATACAAGAATGTTTGCCGATCCCAGCGCGTAAAGCATTCCCATCGTGGCTGTCAAAAATACCGCCCACGGATCCTATCTTTGAATCATCAACAGTTCGCCGTTGCCCAGGCATCATTGACTACTTGTCCTCCGGGTTTGTGTTACCGATGTGGGCAGATACGCGACTCCAATACAACCCTTCTACTGGATACTGGCAAACTCATTCTGGTCACAACGGGGATCTAACTAGGTGGGAGACCCACGGCAAAGAACAATTCCTCGACTATGTTCAGGCGCAACAACTGGGGCGTGAAGTAAAACTTGTTTTCAAGGCTGTATCGCCCTGGCGAATCATTACACCACCGGGATGGTCTGTCTATCAAATCCCGCTTCACTACCATTTCGACAATCAGTTCTCTGTGATGGGCGGTGTGATAGACACCGACATTTATCACGAGATCAATCAGCAAGTAATGTATTTCGGTGACGGAGAAGAAGTGCTGATTGAACGTGGCACACCGCTTGTTATGTACGTTCCCTTCAAGCGTGGATCTTTACCGCTCGAAGTTCGGTCAGCCACTGATAACGATAACAAGCTATTCCAGAAACCAGACGCTCACCTAGCCACGAAATTTGTTGGGCATGGCGCTTATCGCAAACTACAAAAAGACCGCGAGAATTCTAAGAACGGGAGAAGCTTATGGCGCACGAAATAATTGACAATTTCTTACCCGAACCAGCCTTCGTTGCTTTACGAGATCAAATGATCAACCCCGATTTTCCGTGGTTCTACCACCCTGGCACAGCTAGTGCCGGTGCGACTGGACTACACGATTTCCAATTCGTTCACTTGTTCTACTGGCAAAGTTCCTGGCGTAGCCCCATGGCTTATCTTCTAGATCCCGTGATCCAACTAATACAGCCAAAAGCGCTTATCAAAATCAAAGCAAACCTGACCACGCCAACACCAACGAATGTTCGTGGCGGGTGGCACCGCGACTACGATTTCCCTTGCACCACAGCCGTTCTATATCTGAACGACAACAACGGTTACACCGAATTCGAGTCAGGGGAGAAAGTGGAATCCGTGGCTAACCGCTTCGTCAAGTTTGACTCACTGACTAATCATGTCGGCGTAACCGCAACCGACAGTAACCATCGGGTGCTAATCAACTTCAACTATTTTCAGTAACGTCATTCGGTACTAGCGGAACCCACGCCAGTGAGTCTTCGTCCCAAACGTGATCATCGTCAGGTTGTTCGCTAGGTGCGTCCCACTGATAGGTTGTTTCGTTCAGAG